CTATATCTCACCCCCTGCCTCTCTAAACTCACGGATAAAGTCCGCCTCTGCTTGCCGCTTTTCGGCCTCTGTAGGCGGATATAGAATATCAATAATTTTCTTTGGTTCGATTGGCTCTGATAATTGCGTATTCATGATATTAGCAACCCAGAAAGCTCGGTTCATATCATCTATTTTTTGCTTGCGTTCATAGCCTCTCACGAGCTTTTTAAACTCGATAGGCTGTAATTTCATGAACTCCCAAGGCCGTAGCCCTAGCACGCTATACGCCATTTCCTCAGCATTTCGTACCCATAAAGAAAAAGAGGGGGCGCTTTGGCCCCCCTCTAGTTTTTTGTTTGTGCGGCCTCATTTTCGATAGCTACCTTATCATCTGGCGTGAGCTCATTTGGGTACATTTCATAGTACATTTTGGAACCCAAAGCACCACTTGCAATGATCGCTTGCATAAGTGGCGCTTGTAATGATAATAGGCTCATGTTTTTTGTTTCATCGGATAAAAGCTCATCGAATAGCTCGTAATATTGTTGAGCGTTTCGTCTGTGTTGTTTCATGCCGATTGCATAGCCTGTGATAATGCTATTAATAGGCCATATGCTCATTTGTAAGAGTTCCCCAATAGGTTGCCCTACAGCAGCCTCAAACTCCATGAGGCGCTGCATATTGAACATTAAATATTCGCCATTTTTAAAGAAATCACAATTTACTTTTTTCATATTTTAAAAACTCCCTTTTTAGCGCTAATTAAGGAATATTACAGGTATATAAGGCTACCTATTAGCCACCAATGCCAGCGCCTGCTGGTGCTGCTTGTAGTTCGGATAATGGGCCAACGCCATTTAAAGAGCCTTTATAAGTAGCTACGCCGTCATGCGGTGTTTGGATAGAAAGCTCTGTAACACTTGCAATGCCAGTGAAAAATGTTTTATCTGGATATTCAAATTTGATGTGTACATTGTCGCCGTCAAGGAATGCTTTTTCTAAGAGTTTCAAGCTCTCCTCTCTAGGCATGAGCAATGTTTCAATAGAAAAGCTCCATTCTTTAAGGCCTGCAATAGTAGATTTCCAACCGCCAGAGCCTTTATGGCTTGCGTCGATACTATCTGCTTTACGAGATAAGTCGCCAGAGCGTTGACCGCCTAATAATAACCATTTAGCGCCTGCCTTTTCGTCTGTACCAGTATTCAAATATAAAAGGTAGTTTTTGCCAGCTGTTGGCATATCTACCGCCGCTGGTTTATACAATTTTGTTTCTGCCATTAATAAATACCCCCTTTAGTATTTAGGTTTTCTTTTAAATCGTACATTTTAGCCTCAAATCGGTATTGTGTACCAATAAAAGGCCTCATGCTGTCGTGATCGTCTATTTTATTTGTGCAGCGAATATCTATAATTTGATAGCCGCTGTCTTGTAATACGCAAAATTCCTCATTAAGTGCGCCGCAAGCCTCACGAAAAGCAATAATTACTTTCTCAACTTGGCTCTCTAATGCGGCAATTTGCTCATAAGCTACATCGAACTCATGGCTATCTGATTTAGTCCAACACTCGATATAAAACTCTTGTTTGAGCATATTGTGCACATTTTCATCGGCAGGCGTCGCCTCGCCTCGGCCTAGCATTACCATTCCGAGAGCGTCTACTCCAGCCGTTTGAGGCGCTAAAAAACCGAGCTTAATCTGTCCATTAAACTCGGCTTTCTCTAATGCGTATTTAATTTTATTCAATAATTCGAGCCACATATTAGCCACCTCGATATAAAGGTATATTTCTATACCCTGCATACTTGGCTGGCTGCCCTGTGAGCTGTTCCGCTGTGATTTGAGCCTCTAATACCGCTATTCTCTCGTTAATGTATTTCAATTTCTTAGAGTAATAATCATCATCGGAACCATTACGGCTATATTGTCCAATCAGAGAGGCGGCTTTATTCATGCAGGTTTCTCGGTAACAGTACAACGTAACCAATTCATCTGCAATAAAAGAGCGAATAACATCGCCCTCTTGCACGCCTAACTTTTTAGCCAACACATACAGCCAACTCTCCGCTTTCTTTAGCGTGGTTTCTAGCACGTTGGGGCCTAGTAGCTCATCATCGAATACCATATCTTGAAATTCGTATAACATGTATGCAACCCCTTACAGTTTAATGTGCAGCTCTGTTCGCTTGGTTCCTAGCTCTACATTTCGAGCAATCTCGCCAAGCGATACATTAACAGCTTTCGAGAATATATCATGAACAGCCTCACGGCTATTGTCGAGAGCCTCATATAAGAATGGGTCTGGCTTAGTGCCTCTATGAAATACACGTTTAGCGAATACAAAGCCATTACCACCATTAGGAACCCAACGAAGCACTTGTTTCCCTTTTGGAAATATCTCATGTGCTCGTGTTCCCTCATGTACGAAAGGCCCATAGTATGCTACATCATTGTCGATATATACCTCTGCTGTTTTATCACCAATCATGCGCACATCTATGGCTCTTTCTAATTGGCCGCTCTTAGAGGTAAAGCGATGAGTGCGTTGTGCCTCTTCCTGTACCTCTCGAGCGCTGGCTCTGATTGCTTGCCGTAACCGCTTTTCAAATACCTCTCTAGCGTTCATGGTTATTCCTCGGCTGCTTTAGTTGCCTTTTTCTTAGGTTTAGCAGCCGCCTCGCTGTCATTGTCGAATGCAGGCTCTAATACAAAGCCCTCATCTAGCCACAATTCGAGCGTGTACTCATCATCTGTGTACCGAACCTCATTCAGTCGGATAAGTCTATATTTCCCCATGCGTTACCCCCTAATTAAGCGCCAAAGTTAGCCCATACAGTCGCTAGGCGATTTTTTGGAACCCATACATCATGGAACTTACGGTAATCAATGCCCCAAGCGTTCGCTTGTTGGTTAATTGTTGGGTCGAAAATACGCATTGTATCTGTTTTAGATACTGCAATAGCTGCACGGCGAGACATGATAATCCAGTTGATAGCTGTAGCAGCTGCATCAGCTTTAAAGCCGCCTTTTTCTTGTCCAGCAGTTTTGCCGTCATTGAATACATATTGAGATTTCATGCGAGCGCTAGGCACAGCAATAATAGGAATGCCGTTATAAGTGCGAACACGAGTACTATATGCGCCATGTTCAAAGTTAGATACATCGAGCATACCTTTAGCACCTGCTGCGCTATTCAATACAGATTGAACTCGAGTATTCATAACGATTACTAAGTCGCCTGTTTCGCCTACTAAGTCCTCGATTTCTACGATTTCTTTGTCTAATTGGTCGATGATGTTAGCTGCGCTTGGTGTGAAAGCGTCTGTTTTGCGGTTGCCTTGTTTAGCGTAAGCAGCAATTTTAGAGTAGCGGTAAGCGTCAACCTCTGGAATTACTTGCTCCACTTGGAATGTAGACATAACATTTGTACCTGTTGCCAAGAAGTTGCTTTCATCTACTTCCATAGCATCAAGATTAAATTTACGGCCACGGTCTTGAGTGAGTTTGAAATCTTCGTAAGTCAAAGATACGGCGCCTTTATTGTAGCCGTTATCACGATCATAGTTAGCCAAGCCGTCAACGGAAAGAGTAGGAATTTTAACAGTATCGCCGCCGTTGTATTTTACTTCGCCAGCATTGACTTCCATAAAGCCAGATGTAGCACCTACTAGCATTTGTTGGTCGAGTACTGTTTGGAAATTTTGAGCCATTGTTAAAGTGTTAATTGCCATTGATTATTACCTCATTTCGTAATCAAATAATTAGCCCTCGCTAGGTGGTTTCACACCTGCGATTTTGAACATTTCTGCTAGTTGACTATTGCCGTCGTTCGCATTACCTGCACCTGCACCGCTGCCGCCATTTTGCGTAGTTTTAACTGCGTAAGGCTTATCAGCAAGAAATGCTGTTGCGCATTCCTCGATAGTGCCGATTGTGCCGTCCTCTTTAGTCCAGCCATAAGTGCCGTCTTGTTGTACTGTAATCTGTCCAGTAATGAGCTTGCTGAATGTTTCGGCGTCTGTACAATTAGCTTTTGTTAGCGCTGCAATAGTCTGAGCGCTGATTTCTGAATTGGTACGCTTTTCAATCTCTGCTTGTCGAGCTTTCTCGGCTTGCTCGTACTTATCTGTAAGGCCTTTGATTTGTTTCTCTAACGCCAAGATTTCTGGGCTTTTTTCACCTTTGTGTGCCTCGTATTCGTCAACCTTACCCTTTAACTCATCTCGAGCTGTCGTTAAATCGGTAATCTGTTTCTCGAATTTGAGGCGGTCGGCTTTGGCTCCCTCATTAATACGAGAGATTTCACTTTTAAAGCCTGCCATGAGGTCTTTGCCCCCCTCAAGTCTTTCAAGTGCTGCGTATAATTCTGCTAAAGTCATGTATCATTCTCCTTTTCAACATGAATGCGCCACATTTCGCCTCCTGCTACTGAGTGGCAATATAAAAGGCCCACACCTTCGCCAGTGTGAGCCTGTAAATCTATTATGAATTTAATACAAAAAAGCCACCTATATAGGTGGCTTAATATCCTAAACTTGCAAATACTTCTTTAACTTTCTTATCTGTTTTAATTTTTATTAAACGTTCTTCCTCTTTAGAAAACGTTCTAGGTGGCTGCATTAATTCTTCAAATTCTTCAGGAGTAAAGTCGATATAATCCAATAACATCTCATTATTCACGTTTTTCATATATTAGCCACCCCTTTCTGTGTAAGTCATTCAATACCCTATCAGATGCTCTATGCAAACCATATTCTTCTTTATATATATTATATAGCATCTCAGAAAACCTTTCAATGGGTTTATCTCTATCTATACTCGATACCGAATATATTTTTCCGTTTCCTGTAACAACTATAGCGCCATGTATTTGAGGCATTTTAATATATGTATCTATATCAGCACGAGAAAAACCGCTATTGTTTGGGTGATTGTGAATTATAACTATTGAATTGTCTCGAGTATATCCAGTTGGTTTACTAATAATAACTTTATTTGAGTTTTCCGTTCCTACAGAATAACCTATCGTCTTGCCATTCCTTGCGTCTATTAATGCAAGGCGCTCTACATTACGGCCGTTTGATGCATTAAAGCAGTTGATTGCCTCTCTATGTAGTGCATCATTAACCTTTGATTTATACGGTAACAACTCAAAATTATCTCTATAAGACTTCGAATTAATCTTCTTTTTATCAACAATATAGGGATTATTAATATTGTTGTTTTTAGGTTCTATAATTTTAGGTTGCGATTGTATAATACTTTCCTTTGGTGATCTTACGAGAAAGGCTTCACCAGTCCAACCTCTCGCCCTTTGCGTCCATGGCTCTTTACCACGTTGTACTTGTTCTAATCCTTGAACGCCAAGAATGCGCTCTTGATTGACTTTAGACAATGAATTAATGTATCGCTTTCCGCCCTCTTCAATGTTTTCTTTTACTTGATGTATATCAACCTCAAAGTCATAAACAGGGGCAATCTTGCACATACAATGAGGGTGAGCTGGCAGCGTTGGGAATTTGTCCTTTGGATATATCCCTTTACCTAACCCATAGAAATCAGCATTTGCATACACGTCGCATATATCGCATACAGGGTGGCGGCTGTTTAGCTGCCACTTCAAGGCCACTACATCGTCATCATCTTTATAACGTAGCATTTGGCCGTCGGCGTACGCTCTAGCCGTTTCTGTGCGAGCTATGCGCTCGGCGTTGTATCGTGCTTTCTCTTGCACCGCTACAGTAACAGCCCTTGAAAGGTCTATAGCGTTGCCCTCATCTACCGCTTGAATGAGTTCAGAATAGGCAGCTCGTAGGCTTGGCGTTGTGTTCTGCTGTACTTGCCGCTCTGTGCGTCTAATTACACGCTTAAATCGAGCAAGCTCCTCATCATTTAATGATTGAGGCGGCTTTAAGGTTCTAAGCCGTTCTATATGCTTGGGTAGTTTATCAGTATCAATAATGCCACCATTGCCATATCCCTCGAATATAGAGCGAGCTATCTCACGAGTACTTTTACCACGTTTCAGAGACTGCTTAATAACCTCAGCCGTCTCACGCTGTACTTTACGAGCGTTTCGATGCAAGCGTTTAGATAGCTTTAAGCCGTCGCTCGCCCAAGCTGCTTGCATAGCCTCACTAATTGATTGAGTAGTGTAATTAAAAGGCCTATGCCCTGCCACCGAGAGCGGCGTAAGTACACTATGATAGGCTTTATTGAAATTCTCCACCATATCGGCCGTAAGAGGGGCCTCTAACATTTCCATAATAGGATAAGTCTTATAAGCGATTTGAACGGCCTTATCGGCTGCATATCCAAGCGATACTAATTCACGCACCATGCTCTCGAATTTTTCGAGAATATCATCAAGCGTTTGGCTCGTCTGTTTCATCATCTACGCCCTCATCACTATAGGCTTTGTCTTGTGCAGCTTCATCAGCTGCTGCCTGCGCCTCATTCACGATCATATCCTTTGTATCTGGTTCAAGATTTGGCATGTAAGCATCAATCACTTTCTTTAAGATTTCGCTGTCGAATGTATCAGATTTAAAATCAAGGTCTTTAGCTTGCTGCGCTTGTGTAAGGCTTTCCGTTACATCATTCACCTTGAAATCTCGAGGATATTCACAGAGATACTCGATATTATCGCCGCTCCATAGTCGATATAGCTCGATAATGTCATATTCTGCATTCTCGCAACGTACTGCAAAGGCTGCGAGATTTTGGTTAGTACGCTCGAAATCCCATTGTTTAGCAACGCCGCTCTTTGCTTGCTGCACACCGATAACGCTATCAATGCCACTCATGCGATACATTTCGTTGATGAGCTTATCAATTTGAGCCATAAGTACCTCGGCTGGGCCTTTATCTGGTGCAATAAAGCTCGGTGCCTTGCCTGCCTCTGCTGGATATGCGAGCAGGTTGTCAGTACCGATAGTTACGTCTTGCAAGCCGTTATTATCGACTGGCATCGTTAAAATGCTGAATGTTTGATTGTATAGAATTTGAGAGAGTAGTGAACATAGGTTATATACATGAGCATTCGTTTTCGCAATACTCAAATACTCTGGCGGTGGTAAAATATCACGCTTGCGTGCTGCTCTACCGAACCATTGAACCACAGGAATACGGCCTATGTTATGCTCGCCTTGCCCTACTACTTTATTGTCGCTATCTGTGATTTTCCACTCGGTAGGCGTCCATGTGTGGTAGTGAGCCTTGATTGTACCGTCGGCATTCTTTAAGTAAGTGGCATAAGTAAATAGTTTGAGCTTGCCGTTATCGTCGAACTCAAAATTTACTACATTCTTAGGCGCAACCGCTGTTAAGTACGGCATAGATCTATTGGCTAACGTTTCAGCCAAAGAACTGCCGAACTCGCTCACGTTATCCACTACGATATACATAACGCCATACAGCTTAGCCGCTATTGCATTTTGTTCTATAAATTCCTGTAATGTAGTACCTTGTCTATCTACATCGTTAATGAACTCATCGAATAATACAGAATTACTATATTCTCGCTTAATTTCATCTTTAAAAATAGGGTCTACACTCGCATTGAGAATAGGCCCTGTATAGTTGAGATAGTATGCTATTTTGCGTCTGAAATTGATTGATTGAGTACTTTCTCGAGCGTGTTCTGTTACTGCTGCGCCACTTGCGAACATGCCGCTACCATAATATGCGTCATGTAGTAGCTCGTACTCTGTCGCTCGAGGGTTGTTATATGTTATTGCCATGTTACCTCTTTCTAATTGATGTTAATTCTGCCGCTGCGAACCTGCGGCGCATTGATTTTCTCTGCGATGCCTGTGAGTGCGTCGGCTGCGTCATCGTGTGCATTCTTGCCCTCTCGTTGGTATCTCGTAATGTCAGCAGCCAACTGAGGCCACCTATCACGCCAATTCTTAGGCATGTATACATGGTTCATAACCCATGTAGCATTAGACTGAATGCGTGCTATTTTGTTGCCGCTTTGATGAAACATATTAATCACACACTTATTTGAATTGTATTTTTGTTTGAGTATATTCTGCACATTACGGCCAAACCCTCGGCCGCCGTTATTGCTTTCAATATCAGCCACATTCACGCTGTTACGATAAAACATATCGGCTACCGCTGGCTCTGTGGTTTCCATAGCGTCTTTGGTGTATACCACATCAAGGATATACGCCTCGCCGTCATATACGCCGTATGTGATACTAGCCAAGTAATCGCTGCCAGTATCTGCGGTATCTGTATAATTCTTGATACATGAAAATAACACGTTACCTTTTTCGTCTTTCGGCAACGTGTCATATGTAAGTATTTGACTGTATAGACAGCCTTTTAAGTCAATCGGTATTTGTTGATAGTTGGCGCTGGCAATGTCCTCACCCATAGCTCTCACTTTTGATAAGTAAGAGGCTTTAGATAGTACCTCGTCGCAAAGCATTGAGCCGTCATCTTGCAAGGCTTTCATAGTGATTACTTTAGCCTTAAATAACGTATCATCTTTGAAATGTTCAATAGCTCTGCCTGCTAAGTCATCACTCGCCCAGCGTGTCATGATAATAATAATCTTGCCGCCCTCTTCCAAGCGAGAAAGCATGGTATTAGTAAACCATTCCCAATGTTTCTCTTTCACGCTGGCGTTATAGGCCTCTTCGCTGTTCTTGATAATATCGTCAATGATCATGAGCGAACAGCCAAAGCCTGTGGCTGTACCAGTTGGCGAGGTGGCAAGGTATGAGTTAGTATATCCCTCTAAGCTCCATAAGTGCGCCTGTGCGTCGCCTACTGCTACATGAACGCTAGGGAATACATCACTAAATACAGTTATGTCCTCATCGGCCTTATTCTCTTGAATAGCATTTCTAACCGATTTACTAAACATTTTCGAGAGTGTTTCATTGTATGAGCCAGTCATTACTTTGGCCGCTGGGTTATTGCCAAATATCCACTGAGCAAAATGCTGCGCCGTTAAACTCTTACCATGCCGAGGCTATGGAGGCAGGTTCACAATGAGCACGTTATACTCATCATCTTTGATAAAGCTCTCTAGCGCATCACATAACTCAACTAAATACTTTCGGCTCTTTTTGTAAAAGCCACCCATTTTTAGCTGGCAATAATAAAAAAACTCACGCCGAGCGAGTTCCCTTTTCGCTAGTTGTATGATTTTCTCTTTATTACTCTGAACCTGCACACCCTCACCCCCTTTTCATGACTATATACAGATTGAGCTTATTCCTCGCCAATGAGCTTTTTAATATCAGCCGTATCTATTCCCTCGAATGGGTTTTTCACCTCAACTGCTGCGTCGATATTCTTAGTATCTCGCCATTTTGCTGGCTGCCTGTTTTTAAGCCAGAATATTAATGAGGTAGAGTTAGGCGCTACGTCTTTAGTTGTACGCTTAACCTCTACTATCTCGCTTTCGCCTGTTTCTGGGTTGTATATACGCTCTTGAACCACCTCGTCAAACTTATAGCCCATAGCACTTTTAAGCAGCGCATTCTCTACAATTCTATCGATTACCTCTTTACCACTTTTTATAGCCTCAGCAAATTGAGGATATTTCTTTTTCCAATCATACAAAGTGGTAGTTGTAATGCCGATATTATGCGCTATCTGCTCATCGGTGAGGCCGTCTCTAGCCCAACCCTCTAACAAAATAAGATTGTCAGCCTCTAGCCATTCTTTATATAAGCCTTTGCGGCCTGCATTACTTTTTTTCTTTGGTTGCGCCTTTGTCGCCACGATCTCACCTCTTTTTATGTTTAAATGCAAAAACACCTCGACCAGAGTGTCTCAATCTCTGCCGAGGTGTTCTTGTGATGTCAGTTTGTCTATAAGAAAGGAGGATAAAATGAAACGTAAACTTAATAGTTCAAGCACCTTTTACCAATATCATCTTATCACACTCTAATAGTATCGAATATGACAACTTTATGACATTTTATAGAGCATATGCGCCAAATAAATATATGCTCAAATCGTCAATCCCTTTATCTAGCCACCTATAGACATTTCGCTCCACTGTATTGTGTTTTTCTGCAATTTCTGCGATTGTTAAGTCGTTGATATACCTATCAATCACACACTCGCAATAGTGCTTATTATTATTAATGCAAGTTGTTTGGTATACATCGAGCATTTTATCTATATGCTCGATGATAATTTCTGTACGCCGTTTACTCGCTAGAATAGTTTCAATCTGCAATAACCCTCTACGATTAAAAACCTCATACAATACTGTTTGTAAGTCGCTAGGTGTTAAGGTATCTTCTGCCTTTGCAATAGCACTCTGGCAATGTGCTTTCATGGCCGTATAGCCCTCGAGTAGCGTTGTAGTGTTCTTATAGGCCCTTTCATTTTTCTTGGCGAGCATGTCCTCGTTGCGCCGATTAAATTCGGTTAAGGCTGTTTGTGCTGCTGTTTCTGCCGCAATCTTTACTATAGCCTCTACCTCTAACTCGGTAAAAGTACGCCCCTTACATTCCATTCAATCACCCCCAAATATAATGCACGCCAGCAGCTAACAATAGCAGCATGCCGAGTGTAATCAATACGCTAAACACGATAGCACTTATAAATGTAACTAGCGTTATAAGGTTAAGCCGTTTATTGAATTTTTCCTCTACGGCTGCATGTGCCGTTAATCGAGCTTTTTCTACATTATGAATGCGCCCATAATCTATATACTCTGTTAAATGTTGGCGATCATTGCTATATTGCTTTTCCAAGTTTTACCGCCTTCCCATTTACTACCTTGTAAATAATTTCATCGTTAAAATATACGCCGTTCGGTATGCGATTATTTCTTATGAGCCATTGCCTAATAAGCTTGTTAATACCTAGCTCCAGCTCTTTAATTTCGCTCTCCGGTACGTTTTTAAGCGTTTCATAATCGTTTATATCGTTTCTTAAATCAATGGCTAAATCTTCGACTAATTCCCTAGCAATTCCGCCAGTAATAGGCCACCATTGAGAGCATGGTACCAGATAAAATATATCCTTGCTGCATCGTTGAGCCTCTTTTATACCCGCCTCTATTGCTGCTTTGTAGGTGTGTATTTCGTCCTCTCGTGTCCATTCATAATGGCCGCTATCGAGAGTTACGATATAAGTATTACTTTTCATCATCGCCACCTGCTAACCTTACGTATTTAGGCGCTATATAGGTTATTCCGTCGTTGTCGCAACTCCAACTTGTTCGCCCACCACCAAAAAAGCACACTCTACCATTTTCAAACTTTGCAAAATGTCGCTTTACAACTACGCCCAATGTCTTTTCAACAAATATAGGCGTATCTACAGCCACTTTGCTCCAGTCTACAATGCCCAAATACTTGCCAATATCGAGATAATTCGGCTCATTAAAATCTGGCAGTAAATCGCCAATCGTGATTATATAGTTGGATGCGCTTATAAGGTCGCCAGTTTTCATAAACAAAGGCTTATCTCGTAATCCTACATAGCCATTATAATATTTACAGAATGCGATATACTTAATGCCATTATCATATAGTTTTTGTAACAGCCACTTTCTGCCCTCTTTGTCGTTCATGTTATCCCCTCATTTCGATAATATCTTCAGTACTTGCCCTCTAATATAGCTGTTTTCGGTATGATGTATGCGAGTTTCATTTATTGTGATTTCTATAATATCTTGAACCTCTAGCACCTTGTACCCTATGCTATCTTTAATTTTCATGAATGTTCTATAGCTTTTATTCTTCGCAATCTTTCGAGCGTGCATAAGTGCGACTTGTAAATCGCTATTCGTCATATAATCTCTACATTTCAACGTGAGATGTGTTCCCTTTGGATAAATCTGCACCTCGAACTCATCAAAGCCATGTTCGAAAAGCTCCTCTGTATCTATCATTTGTTATCCTCTTTACTGAGCATTTTACACAGCTCACCTTTAACATATGTTCTTGTATCCTCGATATATTTCTCTAGTGCGTTGTTTTTTAAAATTTCAGCGTTGTATATGCTGCCTAAATCAACTTTTGCACCAGCATTTTTATAGCGCCAGATGAACGCATATATCATAGTGGCCGCCAAAACTGCCTCTCTTTGTTCTACAATAGGAATGATTATATCGTTACCGATAACAATGGTTAAAGCCATTTGTAGCTGTTGCAGTTTTAATGCGTGTTCATATCTAATCATGCTATCGCCTACTTTCTCATTTCTGCGATCACAAACGATACAAGCGATACTGTAAACGTGCCGAGAAATATCGTAAGCACTCTCAATACATCGCTACCAGTTACACCGAATAGTCCAACTAACCAAAGTACTAAGGCAATCGAGAGCGCAATGCTCTCGATTTTCATAATAAAAATAGATACTACGAATACAGATGCAAAAAGTGCTTTCATATTATTTACCTGCTTTCAATTCCTCAACCTCTTTGATTAATTGATTTACAAGTGCCTCGAGCACTGTAATCTTGCCTTTATGGTTAGTTTCGTATTCGCTGCCTTTCCCTAATCGGAAAGATACGCCAGCATTTACCATTTTAGCAGCGCCGAGTGTAGTCGCTAGGCTAAACAATACATGTTCATTAGGTGCGTAGAATGCACCGAGAGCCGCTGCGTTAGCGTTTTTATAATGTCCGTAGCCTGCAGCAAAGCTCAATTTATCATCTGCGTTATAACCTACATAATGCAAAGCGCTGAGTGCTGCATTAGCTGCGCCAGTTTTTGCTACCTCGTCCATGACATTGGAAATTTTGTTGTTAAAGTTATTTTCAAGTGCCGCTGTGTCGCCAATTTTACCTTTTAAATCTGCAATATCTTTGGTATTGATGTTCACTTGATTTTGAGTATTTTGCACGTCGGTTTTAAGGTCTTTGTTATCGCTTTCAAGCGCTGTGATGCGGCCCTCATGGTTGATTAATGCCTCGCCTTGATTATTGACTACTGCGCCCAAGTTAGTAATGGCGTTACTGTTCTTAGTGATCGCTGCGGTATTGCCTGCAATATTTTGGGCGTTTTTGCTAATCGCTAGGCCGTTGCTGTTAATCTCATCAACGGCAGCGAATAGCTGTGAACCATTCACGGCGTCGAGGCTGTCGGCTTCAATTCTGCCAGCTGCCACATTTTGCAGTTGTCGAGAGTAGTTATCTAAATGGCTGTATGTTTCACTCTTTTTAGATCCAAAAGATACAGAGGAATTAGGCGCCTCTCCTGCGAAAACGTGAGTAACTCCATTAATCTGCATTTGTCCAAAACCTACAGGCTCATACGTTTGGCTATTTGTGCCAATAGCTACGCTGTTTTGAATAGGTGCGCTTGCATTATTGCCGATTGTTACTGCGTCCATACCTCTAGTCATGGTATGTGTACCAATCGCAATGGCTCCTTGATTATCTACTACAGAATTAGCGCCAATCATAACCTGCTCTTTATGAGCGCCTACATAATTGTTGTAGCCGATAACTGTAGTTTCTCCTGCTGCTACTGTTCCATTACCTCCACCGATAACAGTAGTATCATCTGCACTTACAGAGTTATCTCTACCAAATACCACCACATTGGAACCATTAGCGCTGGAATTAGCGCCAGCTACAATGGAATTGTAGCCATTAGCCACAGGCGCCAACGCATTTGGCTCTACTTGGCCTGCTGCGAATGCGTTACCTGCTACTGTTGCGAAAATTGCTGCTGTTAAAATCGTTTTATTCATTGTGTTTTCTCCTTGTTATTTAATCTTGTTAATTCAATACCTGCATTTAAAAGGCGTTTTCTAACTACTGCGAATGACATATCACAGGCCGCTGCGATTTGTCTTATTGTTAGCCCCTCATGCCTCATATTTATTAGAATTTCAATATCTACGTTATAGCGGTTTTTCTTTCTCGGCTTAATCTGTAAGCCTAACACTTTTAACGCCTCATCTGGGCTTTTCTTGCCGTATATACAGGCGCCTAGAGCGAACCAGTTGCCAGCGTATACCAGTTTCATAGGGTTTCCTCTACTGCAATACACGAACAGGCCTATTAGTTCTTCGGCGAATGCGGTTATTATTGTCTTTCACATATCCGCTCACATCGCCTTTATATTCTTTAGCCTCACGATAGGCAACTAATACTTGAGTGTATTCTGTGTACGGCTTACATTTACTATGACAACCTACATAGCGCTCTATACAGTTCTTACATGGTGATTTTGACATGTTACCCCCAACGATTTTGCAAAATATACGAAACGCTCATAATTCGAGAATAATTCTTTACAATAACTGGCATCTCTTCAACAAACTCACAGAACTGCTCGCTAGTTAGATTTTGCATGAATTTCTTTTGCTCCTCTTCAAACTTATCTCTAGCCTTTCGAGCTTCGTTTATTGTTTTGTATGAACCATAACACCCTACTTTATCGCTGCCATTGCATTCTATTAATACTACCGTATACATTCATTGCCACCTATTTATCCCTTTCCATTCACCTAGAGTTGCTCAATGCTATCCAATAAATCGTATACCTCATCGCTTGTTAAGTAGCCGATTACATCATCTGCGATCGGTGTATCATAACAAAGCTCATCATGTTCTAACACGGCCAACTCGTAAGGATGCGCCTCGTTGCAGTAAGCAATAACGCCAGTAATTACCGACGCCCCATATCCGTTATCAAATTTGAATTTCCATTGTTCGCAGTCAATGTGTTTGTTATGTACATATAGCCCATTGTGCACTCGAAAATCTTTGCATTCTTTCATTTTTAACCCCTTTTATTTTCCAGTACTCCCAAAGCCGCCAACCCCTCGGCTGGTTTCGCTTAACTCCTCTACCTCTTGAATTTGAACGCTAGGCACAGGCACAATCACGCCTTGCACTAATCGCTCGCCTACATCTGCCGTCATTGCGAAATCACTTGTATTTCGTAGTAACGCACATACCTCGCCTCTGTAGTCGCTATCAATTACGCCTACACTATTCGGCATTCTGAGCGGCGTTTTCCATGTGCTGCTGCGAGGAATGAGCAGCATGACATACCCCTCTGGAATTTCCACAGCTACGCCGAGCGGTACTTTCTTAGAATGATTTGGCTCAAATCTAACTGGCTGCGGTAGGTAAAAGTCCATACCAGCAGCGCCCTGCGTGCTTTGTTTCGGTAGTTCTACGTTTTTACTTAGTTTCTTGATTTTTATATCTAGCATTTTCCGCTCTCCTATTGCTCATTTTCTCGTTTCTGTGAATAGCGCCTAATTTACAGCCGCACGATTTACTGCATGTGGTGCGTGTTTTCTGATACTTCCCTTTCTCGAATACTTTGCCACATATTACGCATACAGCGTGTTTCTTTTGCTGTTGTTTGAGCGCCTTATGGTAGGCTCTAGGCGTTGCTGCGCAATCGTCCATAGGTTCCTCATTCCATATATCAAGGTGTGCTAAGAATTGCGGTATTTTATTGTTAAAGCGTTCGGTTCGTCCGTTATTGCAATATTCTCTCATGATGTACCTCGTCAATTCCTCGAATTTCCTCGATGATAGCTTCTTTTGCCTCATCAAATAGCTCTGTATCATTTCCAGCCACAATATACAGCGCTTGCTCAACCACATCACACACAAAAGATAAAAGTTCTACTGTGTTACATTCCTCTGCTATGAGTTCAAAATACTTGCCGTCATATGTGGCTTTGATGTTTCTATTCATTAGCACCTCACTAGTCTTGAATTACTAATTTTTCGATTTCAAGGTCGATACAGTCAACGTATACATCAAGAGTGCCGTCCACCTTGCCGCAGTCAATCGTGATTTGATCATTGATAGTTTTTAAAACTTGCTCTTTTAGTTCCTCAGCATGAGCCTCGCTGTTAGCATTAAGCCAAATATCAAGGCCGATAGTACCTATTAGCTGTAATCTGTATTCTTTCTCATTCATGGTGTGTGATGTCCTTTCTTAATGAGTTTTCTGTATTCCTTGTATGAGATTGAGGTAGGGGCTTTAGGTTTAGCCTTAGCCCCTGCCGTGGCACCTCTTTGGCTTTTTGCTCGTTTCGTGGTGTCGCACTTTCGAGCTTTTGCCTTTACATATGCATCGCATAATACGCTGTTCTCGGTGATTTGATGTATTACAATCTCAACTCTAGGATTATTTTTATCGAGCCCAGCGATCATAGAGCCGTCATAATTGACGATGTATTTATCATCATCAATCACGCCAGCAGCTTGCAATATGTCCGAGGTGGCCTGCAATAGGCCAACCAAATCAGGCCAGCTTTTGCGGTCTTGTAAATAGTAGCGGCACAGCACCGATATTGGCCCATGAACAGCCTGCACTCGAGCCAGCTGCACGAGAGCAACTTTCTCATATGCTTGAAACGCTTTTGACGGTAAGAGTACACGTTTATTGTTGATGAGTGCTATTCTGCTGCTGTTCTTTTTCGTTCTTGGTTGACCCTGTATTACAATTTCCACGATTTCACCTCTATATCTTTTGATTTCTTTTCTAATTCTATGCACTAAATTTCGTTATTTTGCCCCCTCTAATTATTCGCTCGATAATTCTATCGTGAGATTTTTAAACTCGCCTTATAGGGCATTTAAATTGATTTTTCTTTTACCTCTTTGAGTAATTTCTCAATCATAAGCCTTACATCATCAAGAGTTGCGCCTGTTTCTTGCTTTAACATATATAAGCAAGTGTCTAGCCCAAGCCTAATGGTTGCTATATATTCCGCTTTTTCTAAATCTGATAATTTAGAGTTCATCATCATTACAGTACCAGCGGCCATAATTACACTTGCGACCTCTTTCACATCTTTGAAATCGTTGCTATGTTTAATTTTTATTACGCCGTTATCAAGTACTTTAATTTTTACTTTTTTCATTTTTGCCCCCTGTGAGATATTCCCATGAAAATGGCCTCTTGATATTCACCTCTCAACCTGTCATATATACGCTGGCTGTAATGGTCTTTAGTCCAGCCCTCACTATAGTTAGTAGTGAGGATAATCGGCCGCATTCTGTTGTAGCGGTCTATGATAATACTCTCGACCTTTGCAGATACCCATTCAGATTTTGCATATTCAGCCCCAAAATCATCGAGCAACAAAAGCGGTATATTCCGCAGTTTCTGCTCGTAGCTCATGAACGCCACATTATCGCCTTTTGATAAGGTGAGCATATTGTCCAAGAGATTTGGCATTGAGAGCATCAAGCACCCCTTGCCAATCGCTAGAGCCTCTTTTAACAAGCACACACCGAGAGAGGTTTTCCCTGTGCCAGCTGGGCCCCTTAATATGAGGCCCTTGCCTGTGCTTAAATTCTGCTCTAGGTTCTGCCTGTATTCATTCACTATGCGATAGGCCTCGGTGTTTTCCTTTGGAAATGTGCCGTGCTGCTTTAAATACTCAAAGCTCATTCCGTAGTATCGCTTGGGAATGCCAGCCACGCTATACGTCTGATTTTTATCTTTTTGTATAACTACAGGCTTGTTATAGATAGGCTTGATAAATTCATAATCAGCTTTGGCCGTGCACCCTGTCGTGTTCTGCTTGCCAATCGACTGCCTCATCTTTTCGATTGCTGCCGTTATGTCTAATTGTTCCATTCTCTAACCTTTGATTTTTTAATACACCCTCTACATATCTGATACTCGACTTACCTCGCTCTTTTGCAATATTCACAGCCTCACTTGTGTCTTGTAAGCCGTATTCGTTCACTAGATCATCAAGAACGCCTTTCACATAAGATGAGATAATTCCAAAGTTCTGAACCCATAAATCATAGAGTTCTATATTTAAGACAGGGGAGGGAGTTTTTTCTACTTTCTCCTCTTCTCTAGTTGTAGATATAGTTATATCTCTATCTCTGTGTTCTAACTCTTTATATAACTCTTTATGTAACTCTTTCTCTTTCTCTATCTCTCCGTAACAGGTTTGTAACGGATGCGAACATTCGTGTAACATTGATGTAACATTGTTACATTGTGGCGTAACATTGTTACACTCTAATTCTTTCGATTTATTGCGTAGTTTCCTCATTCTACTTGCTGCGGCGGTCTCTGAGCCTGTGTTATTATTCGCCTCTGGCAAGTAATACTCATCGGCCTCGCATTCCAAAAGTAAACCGTTTTTTAATAAATAATTTACAGTTATTTGAACGTTCTGCTCATCCTCGTCAATGTCGAGAGCTAACTCAGATACAAAAGTTTCTTCATAGCCGTCAAAGTACAACTTGCCGCCGTCAGCGATAGAGCGCAAGAGCATTTTTAAGTAAATGACGGCGTAAGTATCGCCGCCAGCAACTCTACGCAGCCGCTTGATTTCTTTTTTTTGAAAGAAATCTTTATGCAACCTAAACCAGTAATATCTTTTTGGGTCTGCCATATATCCCCCTTTCTATTTCGTTGGTGCGAATGTAATTACGTTTCTATTGCCTACATGTCGATACAAGCCAATTTGTAGGCCATAATCTAAAATGCTTTTTACTGTATTAGCTGGTGTGCCTGTTTTCTTTTCGATGCGCACCATAAAAGTAGGTGTGTAGGGAATATCAGCGACCTTGAATGCTGCGATATACTCTCTCACTTTCACCCAATCAGCACCGAATTGAGCGAGCATTTTGTCATTGTTATTCATGGCCTACCACCTCGCCTGTGTTGGCGTCGATAATCTCGCCTGCTACGTTGTAAGTATCGCCGCTTGGCTCCTCTGCTGCAGGTTCCTCATATTCAGCGTCGATAGTTTCGCCGTCAAAAGTTACATCGAACTCGCCGCTTTCGTTCATTTTTACGATGCCGCCGTCATTAGCGAGTGCTTGGTTCATTTGAATGCTTTCAATGCTTAACGGCCCATATTTTGATAATAGGCGTTTGAGCACTGTTTTCTCAGCCATAACATTGAAATCTGCAAGGCCCCATTTGTCGGTACCCCCTTTGTAGTTCTGGCTGTATCTCTTAGCGTGTGCTTGCATTTCGTCAAGCGGCATAAATAACATCTTCTCAAAGCCATTAGTCAGTCTAAAGTAAGCTAAATAACCAATAATTTTATCGCCTGTGCGCTCACCGAATTTGAATTTATTAAGTAATCGATTTTCGTATTCGAGCTCGCCCTCGTACACTGTATTAGATCCAATATCAACATATTGGTTACTGCGTTGCGCTAGTTGGATATAACCCTTATAGCCAAGCTGGAACTGTGCAGCGCCTTTATAAGGCACGATATAGGCAAAGCCCAAGCTCTGATTAATTGGTAGGTCTAGCATAGCCGCTTGTGCAGCTGCACCAATGACTGTGGCAGGGTCAGCTTTCATCAAATAATTATTGTTATTTGTTACGGCGATAATACTCGAGATAAATCCAGCTGCCTTTTTGCCAAGCATTTCCTCGAATTTCTTTTTGAAAGCTGGCGTTTCAAGCATGCCTTTTACTGTTTTAGCCTCTTTTGCAGCTGTGATAGTGTTTTTCTTTAGTTCAATACCTGTTGTAGTTGCCATTATTTAACATCTCCTATAATCAATACTTTTCTTTCAAAATCAATATTTACTATGGTCGCCACTTTAACGCCGCAATTTCCTATAACTTTTACCTCGAAATCATAAGGAACAGACTCGAGTAGTTTTCTTAAATCATGAGTTTTCATTATTTCACCTCAAATCGGCGGCTAGGTTCGCCCTGTTTAATGTAATTTTTATATAAATATGGATGCTCGCTCTTGAATTTCTTGCTGTCGAATGTTTCACGAGGCTTGCTCGATTTCCAGCTCACATAATGCTCACCGCATGAGCCTTTTTCGTTATCGCCTAGAGCGTCTTTCAAGAGGTTTTCAATGCCTCGCTTTTTACTTTCCAGCTCTGCGAGCTGCTCTTTTAACTCGAGATAATCAACAATGACATTGTTATATTGAGCTGATAACTCAATCTCCTTACCGTTGCTGTGTTTGTATAACTTTTTGAGTGCCTCGCCGCAAGCCTTGCTATCGTCTGGCGCTGGCATGGTCTTAGTTTCTACTAAGTGCCAAAATTCTCGGCCAGTATCAATGATTGCTCTGATAACCTCATCATTACGCTTGATTTCTTTGTAGTAGAATGTATTTCCACCTACGAGGCAAGCTATCCACCAGCTCGCCTTGCCAGTTACAGCCATATAATGCTGGCATTGGATATAATAAGCGTCTGGTACATTGTCGCCTTGCCATTCCTCAGCCTTGAATGCGTTCGCTGTCTTGCATTCAAGCCCAGCGTCAAGGCCTACGATTTCCCTATCAATATTAGCGAGCAAGTAAGGGTATTCCTCACTCTGCAATGTGAAATTGTTATTACGCACTTTATACCCTGTGCGCTTTGCGAACTCTTGGGCTACAATATCCTCGAGGATAGTACCCCAATACATTGGCTCGCTTTCCTTTTCCTCGACTGTGTCGCTGGTTTTGTCGAGCCACACATCGAGAGGGCTGCGCCATTGGTTGACGCCTAGAACGGCGCTCATATCAGAACCGCCAAGCCCTAGCTTGCGAACCTTTAGCCACTCTTCTCGAGTAGCATTTTTACTGTCAAAAATCTTTTTAAACATGAGTGTGTGATGTCCTTTCTTTGACTTTTAACGATAATTAATATAAAATCAGAGTGTGTGATGTTCCTTTCACTTAGTGATTGGAATTAGGGGCTATTCACTTTTTGTGAGTAGCTCTTTTTTTATGCCAAAAGCCAGATCACTAAGCCGAGGCAGTAAATAGTGAATATCATTGATGTAGTCATACATAACGCTGCTAGTACCTCGATTACCATTTAATAAGCGCCTCACCTGTACACCACCAATAAGCAGTAGCAAAGAAAAACCAAAGCATGCCAGCCGTGAATAGTAATAATTGCCAGTCTTTCGGTTTCTTATCTCTAAGTGCTCTACGTTTAGCTCGTTTTTCTCTCGCTCTTAGTTGATGTATCATCATTTTTGTGTTTCCTCGCTTTCCATTCCTCAAACGCTGCTATGTTTTGAGGGTTACTGTAAAATTTGTGTATTTCATCAATGAGCAATGTCATAAATTCACGCCCTTATAACGATTAATGAAATATAATTGCCCTTTGCCTGTTACTTTAGGCGTCTTATTGAGGCTTACTCTGCCGTCTGAATGCGTGATAGCTGTTTCTTTAATTCTGAAAAGCCCCATTTCCATAGCTCGCTGTGTTGGGGAATTATAAGAGCTGCCTTTTCGTGAGATTAAAAAGCCCTCATTTCTTAACCGCTCAAACAGTCTATTTTGTCCAATGTTGTGGCCGTTTTGATTTAAGAGTTTGGCTAGATCACCGATTAAAATATCGGTATCGCTAGTACTCACAGCATCGGCGAATAATACTTTCGGTTTCTGTTCCTCTAATAAGGCTTTTGTTTGGTTATGTGCCTCAATTTCGTTAGCGTATGCTTTTAAGGCATCTGGCAACGTTCTAGGAATATTCATGCTATACGTTCCATATTTTCGTAAGCTCGGCAGTACCTCATGTGTTATCCAGCGTTTAAACTCTTTTGCCTCTGGTTTTCGACTTGATAGCACTAAACTATATAAGCCGTATTCATTAACTATTGATTTTTCTGGATTGCCAGCAGTACCGTCATTTAAAATGACGCTATTCTTCTCGTCATTATCAAGTCGACTCAATGCTTGTCTTGAATTGTTAATTTCTAAACAATCACATACATCTTTCGCTACAAACCAAGGCTCATTATCTTGCAGGATAATTCGCACATTTCCAAACATTGCATTATTGAATACTTGTAATTCGTTCATACTTGCACCTCCTCAACCACTAGTTTCGGTTCTGATTCATCAATTATTACGTATAGTTGATTCATTCTTTTACCTACTTTCTGTTATAATTACCTCAAAATGGAGGTATTAATTATGATTAATTACACTGATTTTTTCTTAGGACTTTTTACTGCGTCATTTGCTTCTGCACTAGGTGCTTATCTAAATCACTTAACAAATGTCAGTAGACTAAAAACAGAACGAAAAAAATACAATAAAGCGTTATTGATTATGTTCCTTCGATGTATTGATAATTGTGCAAGATTCATAATGACGACTGACGTCTATTCTGCATTTTTAGAATGGGACTATTCTTTATGGCCAGAAATACGTGTTGAAATTGCAAAAGCATATCCTACAGAATTTATTAAATTCACACTCATTATCGAGAAAATGTCTAACGTAAAAGATCACTCAGATGTCGAATTTTTACGTGAAGAAACTCAACGGCTTAAAGCGCACGTCCAGCAACTACAATAATCAAAATTCCTGTCAGCACGAGCCCTATAATATATCCGATGGCAAACTCCATATTTTTACGTCCTTTCTAATTCGATATTTCGTATTCACTTAGTAAAAAAAAGTTCATCAATAGTTAATTCTGTTTCTAACTCTTTTTGGATAGCTTTACACTCATTTAATGTTAAAGGATACTTTCCGTTTAACTTATCAACAACTGTTGCGTATCTACTACCAAGTTTTTTAGATAATACCTTTTTATTCCACCCCCTACGAGCAAGTTCTGCATTTAAGTTAGGATACATTTACTCACCGCCTTTCTATATTTCGTATCGGTAATTCGTTATTTCGTATCACCTTATGTACACATTGTAATTCGAAATATCGAATTTGTCTAATAAAATCTTGTTTAAATACGTTTAAATTTGCTTTAAATTTGTAATATCGTATTTAGATATTGAAATATCGTATTATATATAGTATTATAAGTATAGTTAGATATAGGAGTGTACATTATGACGAGAGAAGACTACCTAAAGCAATTAATCATAGAGGATTCTGTAACAATAAAAGACTTCGCCAAAAAGATTAATATGCCTTATACAACTTTATATTCTATTTTGAAAAATGTAGGCGGTGCATCTATTGATAACATAATTAAAATATGCAAAGTGCTTGGTGTGTCGGCTGATGAGTTAGCTAAAATGAATGGTGTTGAAGATACACCCAAAGGGTATTACACTAATCCAGAAACGGCGGAATATGCCGAAATGCTACGCACTAGACCTAATGCAAGGCTTTTATTTTCAGCTGCAAAGGATATAAGCAAGGAGGATATGCAAAAGGCTGTTGAGTATATCGAGTTCTTGAAATCTAAAAATAAATAATGTTAGGGAGTGTGTTGTATTGGTAGTAAACATAATTTACTGCGATTTACCATGTGTTAAGGCCATATCAGAAGAAACGGAAGATATAGATACTCATAATATCTATATAAATAAAAATCTCCCTCATGGTCGCATGAGAGAGGAAATTAAACATGAATTAATGCATATTATTAATGATGATTTTTTCTTAGATGAACATGTGAACCTTGTCGAACAAATGGTTCGTAGATCAGATATACACGATTCTGAGTTAGAAAGCATAGACTTTTATCATCATTTTAATGTGTAATCATAAATAAGGGGAGAAACTATGAAAAAGTTAATTATTGCTGCATTGTTGGCTTTGTGTATTATGCCAGCGCAAGCTATCACGTTGCCAGAATTGGCTAATTATAATAGCTATTTAGAGCTACCAAATGCGATGCATGAAAAGCAGTTTATGCCTATTGATGTACAAGTTATCAATACAGGGAATAATACGCTAGAAATCATCACGCCAATATATAGCTATATGCCAACCTATAAGAATTTCATCATTACAGAGTTTGTAAAACACTATAAATATGATTTCAGTAACCGCAGTATTGTGTTAGAGCTGACAGAAACAAACCTTATAGACGGCCGAAATGGTAAAACATTAAGATATGGCAAGCATAACCCGCCTAAACGTGTCGAACTACAGCCAAATACATATGGTTATTTAGAGGCTATGATTGCACTAGGCAACGCCCAACGCACAGGAAAATTTACGCCACCAGCAGCCAAATAAAAAAAGAGCCCCTATCAAGGGGCTTTGTTTCTGCCTAAAATAAAATAACCGCCATGGATAGCGGCCTAGGCGGTTATTTTAAGATATACATTTGATTATTATTACTAAATTAATTTTATCACTAAAAGGAACATTACACAATGACAAAAGACTTACAAACAGGCGTAATATACGCCAGATATTCAAGCGATAAACAAAGAGACGAATCCATTGAGGGCCAAATAAGAGAATGTACTGAATATGCTCAACGTGAGGGCATATTAATTACTAAGATATATACCGATAGAGCCCTTTCTGCTCGTACAGATAACCGCCCAGAGTTCCTACAGATGATACGAGATAGCGCCAATCAATCATTTAATTATGTGATCGTGTATCAGCTCGATAGGTTCAGTCGCAGCCGTGAGGATAGCGCCAAATATAAGGGCATATTGCGCCGTAATGGTGTTAGAGTATTAAGTGCAAAGGAACATATCACCGCCGAGCCTGCTGGCATTATTCTCGAGAGTATGCTCGAGGGCATGGCCGAGTATTATTCTGTGGAATTATCTCAAAAGGTTAAGCGTGGTATGACTGAAAACGCATTAAAGGGCAAGATGAACGGCTCGGCGGTTCCGCTTGGGTATGATTTAACAGATACGCACCATTTGGCCGTGAATGCTCATGAGGCTAAGGCGGTAAGGTTAATCTATGACTTATACCTAAAACAGTATTCTATAGCTAAAATTAGCGATATTTTACATAGTAAAGGTTATCTCACAAAGCGAGGCCGCAAGATTTCGCCTAGTGTGATAAAAACTATACTTTCAAACGAAAAATATATAGGCGTGTACAGTTGGGGAAATATTCGCATTGAAAACTCAATACCGCCTATTATATCGAAAAGTGTATTTGATGAGGTACAAGCTATAATGCCTACACGAATAAAGAATAAAGGCCGACGCTCTGAAATGTATAACTTATGCGGCAAGCTCATTTGTGGCGAATGTGGCGGCCACTATATGGGCTCTACAGCTACATCACGCAACAAGGAAAAACACTATTATTATGTGTGTACTAATCGCCGTAAATATCACACTTGCACAGCGCCAAATATTCGCCGAGATGAGCTCGAGGACTTAGTCATTAATAGGACGCTTGAAATTCTAAATCAGCCCTCAAATATCGCTCGTATAGTCGACTTGGTAATGTCTGGGTATAATAACACTACCCAAGAGGCTAAAACGGCCATACAGGGCATACAGGGCAAAATTAAAGCTATTGATACAGAATTAAATAACTGTATGAATGCTATTAAGCAAGGTTTCATTACCGAACGCTTAAAAGGTGAAATAGAAAACCTCGAGAATGAGCGTAATAACCTATTAGAGCAAAAAGCGAACCATGAGACCACATTAATACCTATCAAATTTACAGCCGAGCATATCGAGTATTTTCTCGAGAGAATGGCAAAAGAAAACCCTACCACCAAAGCAGGCCGCTCTCGTATTCTTGATACGTTTATTAAGAGCGTAACTATCTATAGTGATAGGGTTGAAATCGTATTTAATTATAAGAATGAATTGCCAGCATTTAATACTCAATGCGCTACTGGTTCGCATTTCGAAGTATTGGTGGGCCCACCTGGGATCGAACCAGGGACCGACCGGTTATGA